GTTCACCTCAATTAACAGTATCAACAGCATCTGGTAACATGGCTTCTGCAGCTGAAACAGATAATTATATTGTTGTTGATAATGATTCTGGTGCTGGCGGTGCTATTGTGCTACCTACTGGAATTACACCATCAGGATCTAGTGTAACATTTGATCTTGGTTCTACATATTCTGGTAGATCAATGATGGTTATTGGTGCTGTTAATAAGAGCGGTTCTACTCTAACAGAAAAAACTAAAACATTAGTCCCCTCTGCTACTACAACATTTACTACTCAAGCAACAGCTCAAAATTCTACTTTATTATTGGGATTTGCTGATGGTTATAGATTAGTATCAGTTAAAATGAAATCTGGAACATTTGCTTCTCCAGGAGCAACATATTCTATTGATATTTCAGATCGTTACGAATGGGATGACGGGCAACGAAATACTCATTACGATCAAGCAAGACTTATCTTAAAGAATTCTTATGCTCCACCAGAAGCACCAATTGAAGTAACATATGATTACTTTACACATTCAACTGGTGATTATTTTACTGTAAATTCTTATCCAGCCAATGTAGATTACAAAGCAATTCCATATTTTGAAGGGCAGGCATTAAGAGATGTTATTGATTTCCGTCCAAGAATTGATGATGCTGGTACTAGTTTTTCTGGAACTGGATCTTCTGTATCATTAGTGCCTAAGCGTGGTATCGATGTAACAACAGACTTCACTTATCACTTAGCAAGAAAGGCTAAAATTGCAATAGACTTTGGTGGAAATTTCTTTGCGATTGATGGAGTATCATCACTTAACCCAGGAGATCCATTGGATCCAGCATTAGGGCTTGTGCTTTATAATCTAACATTAGAACCATATACTTTTGGGACATTAAGTAATAATGTTCAAATTAATAGAATTGACAACAAACGATACACAATGCGTGATATCGGTAAACTTGAAAAACGAATTGATAATTTAGAATACTATACATCATTATCTTTATTAGAACAACAGACTGAGTCTTTAGATGTTATTGACTCTAATGGTGATAGTAGATTTAAAAATGGATTTATAGTAGATGGATTTACTGGTCATAATACTGGTAATACTGTTTCTCCAGATTATGTATGTTCTATTGACATGGAAAGGGGAGAACTTCGTCCATTCTTCTCAATGAATAATATAAATCTATTAGAGAAAAATTCTAGTAGCGGTTCTAGAGCATCTGCAAATTACAAATTATATGGTGATGTTATTACCATGCCAGTGTTAGAAAATTTGGCAATTATCACACAACCATATGCATCAAGATTAGAAAACATTAACCCATTTGCAGTATTTACTTTCTTGGGTGATGTTAAAATTAACCCATCTTCAGACGACTGGTTTGAAATAGATCGTCGTCCAGATTTAGTTCTTGATGTTGAGGGTAACTATAGCACAATTAAAGACATCGCTGAAAAAGCTGGTGTTTTGGGTACAGTTTGGAATGCATGGCAAACCAATTGGACTGGTGCACCAAGAAATACAGGAAATGTAAGATTCACAACTGGAACTAATTGGGCATCTGGTCAAGGGGATGTTCGACTAAGTGTTGAAGAATTTAATCGTCGTTTTGGTGCTGCTGCAAATGAGGGTGCTCATACCAATGCTCGTCAGATTACAGTTACACAAGTTGCTCGTGAATTGGGACAATCTAGAACTGGTGTTAAAACTAATCTAGTTACTAAAATTGATAGACAAGTAGTTGCAGATCGTGTTTTATCTACTGCTGCTCTACCATATATTCGTTCACGAAATATATTAATACAAGTTAAAGGTTTAAAACCAAATACTCGCTTTTATCCATACTTTGATGAGATTTCTGTTGGTGATTACTGCACCCCTGCTGCAAAAATTGTTTATACTCCATCAGGAGCAACTGCTGCAGCAAGATTAGCTACTCATCAAGCGTTTGATGATATTACCAATGTTGGTGGTTTAGCAGCTGCAACCGCTCGTCGTATAAATGGAGATTCACAAGTCTGTTTAAATCGTGGTGACATAATTACTGGATCTAGTTCTGGTGCTACTGCTGTAGTTGTTGGAAAAGAATATAATCCAGACACTGTAGCATATGCATTATATGTTCATAATATTCAAGGAACATTTACTTCTGGTGAAACATTGACTGGTTCTATTTCAACTCAGACAGGCACATTCGGAAGCGTGACAGCAGGATCTCTTGGTGGAACATTAACATCAAACTTTAACGGTAATTTACAATTATTGTTTAATATTCCAAACACAAATGCATTAAGATTCCGCACTGGTGTTCGTGAATTAAAACTTCTTGATGTTTCAACTGCCACTGGAGATTTTACATCTCGTGGTCGTGCGAATTATCGTGCAGAGGGTGTGCTTGAAACTCGTCAACAAACTGTTCATGCTGTTCGTAATGCTGAGTTAGTTGAAGAACGATTAGTAGAAAATCGTGTTATTACACAAACTGCAGATCGTGTTGCTGGTGATACTGGATGGTGGGATCCACTTGCTCAAACATTCTTAATTGAACAAAAAGGTGGATGTTTCTTATCTAAGGTAGATATTTTCTTTGCGACTAAAGATGCTAATGTTCCAGTAACATTAGAAATTCGTGAGGTCGTGAATGGATATCCTGGAAAACGAGTATTGCCATTTTCTCGTATTAAATTAAATCCAGAGCAAGTTAATATTTCTGCCAATACAGTTACACTTGATGGTGTTTCTGTAGCAAAATATGATACTGCCACATCTTTTGTTTTCCCATCTCCTGTATATGTTCAAGAGAATACAGAGTATGCGATTGTACTAGCATCTGATTCAAATAACTATAAAGTGTGGATTTCTCAGATCGGCGATACAATGCCAGGAACTGCTCGCACAATTTCAGAACAACCATATCTTGGATCATTATTTAAATCACAAAACGCTTCTACTTGGACAGCTGATCAAACGCAAGATTTAAAATTTGTTTTATATCGTGCAAAATTTGATACTTCAGTTATTGCCAATGTAGAGTTTGTTAATGATGTGATTCCTAAACAAACACTAGACTCAAATCCTTTTGAAACTAGAGCTGGACAAACTAAAGTTCGTGTCTGGCACAAAGATCATGGTGTTCCATCTGGTACTCGTGTAACTATAAGTGGTGTAGCTGCAGCAGTAAATGGTATTCCAGCTGCAGAATTAAATACAACACATGTTATTAGTGATGTAGATTTAGACTCTTATGTTGTTACTGTAACTACCACTGCTGCAACTGCTTCTGGATATGCTGGTGGTTCTTCTGTACAGGCTACACGAAATCTACAGTATGATGGTATTCAACCACAGATTCAAGTTCAACGATTCTCCGAAACTCCACTAGACTTTGGGATTAAAACAACTACAGGTAAGTCTGTAGATTCAACTACACAAACTGCATATGTTCAAGATGCATCATTTAGTGGCATTTTGGCCAATGAAAATAATTTCTTTACATCACCAAGAATGGTTGCTTCTGAAATTAATGAAACTAATTCGTTAAGTGGAAATAAATCATTAACATTAAATGTTACTATGAGCACTACAAACAATGCTCTATCTCCAATTATTGATACTCATAGAACTAGTGCTATTGTGTTTAGTAATAAAGTAAATAGTCCATCTGAAACTAATATGAATGTAGCAGGACTTGATAATAATATTATTTTAAGTGCTCTTTCTGGTGTTACTGTTTCAGGAAATCAAATTACTACTTCTACTAGAAATGCTCAATTTAAAACAGCAACTGTTGGTAAATATTTAACAATTGCTGGTGCGTCTTCTGGATCAAGCACTCGTTTGATTACTGCTGTAGCTTCAGACGGTAGTTCTATCACTTTCTCTACAGCACCTGATGCAATTACTGGTAATGCTACCTTAACTCAGCGTGAACGATTTGTTGATGAAATAGCCCCATTAGAGTCATCTACATACAGTAAGTATGTAACGAAAAAAGTTACTTTAGCAAATCCATCTAACTTCTTAAGAGTTCGTTTTGCTGCAAATAAACCATCTGATGCTACTATTGAAGTTTACTACAAAACTGCAGTTGTTGGTTCTACTTCTTCCTTTGAAGATGTTAATTATACATTAATGACTGCAGATGAAACAATTGTTAGCGCAAGTAATGGAAGTCAACAATTTTATGATGTAAGTTACTCTGCTAATAATCTTGATTCTTTTGATGCAGTTCAATTAAAAATTGTTATGAAGTCAATTAACTCTTCTGAAGTGCCAAGAATTAAAGACCTTCGTGTAATAGCGTGTGCATAATGGAATTTGTTAAAATACAAGATAGTGATAGTCTAGTTAGAGATTTAACTAGCGGTGCTGTAATAAATACTAGTACAACAGACTATCAAAATTATCTGATAAAGCGTAATGCTAATAAACAGATAAAAGAAGAAATTAAACAAAATGCTGATAAGATCAAACAGATTGAATCAGATATGTCAGAGATTAAGCAATTGCTTATTACTCTTATTAATAAGGAACGATAATGGCAGTAATCGTATTACGATCAGTTAAAGGC